GGGATCACATCGGGGCGAACCGTGGGCAGGTGGAAATGGACACCCTGCGGGCGGCGGTGTCGAGCGGACGCGGGATCGGGAAGTCGGCGCTGGTGAGCTGGCTGATTCTGTGGATGCTCTCGACGCGAATTGGCAGCACGGTGATGGTCAGCGCAAACAGCGAGGCGCAGTTGCGCGGCGTGACGTGGGGCGAGTTGACGAAGTGGTCAGCGATGCTGATCAACAGTCACTGGTGGGAAATCAGTGCGACGAAGCTCATGCCGGCGCAGTGGCTGACGCAGATCGTTGAGCGGGATTTGAAGAAAGGCACTCGGTACTGGGCGGCCGAGGGCCGGCTGTGGAGCGAGGAGAACCCGGACGCTTACGCGGGCACGCACAACATGGACGGGATGATGCTGGTGTTCGACGAGGCGTCGGGCATCCCGGATCCGATCTGGGCGGTGGGCGCAGGGTTTTTTACGGAGAACATCCTCGACAGGTACTGGCTGGCGTTTTCAAACCCGCGGCGCAATGAGGGGTATTTTTTTGAGTGTTTTCACGCCAAGCGGGATTTCTGGAAGAACATCCAGATCGACGCCCGCAGCGTCGAGGGCACCGACCAGCGGGTGTACCAGCAGATCATCGATGAGTACGGCGAGGACTCCCGCGAGGCCCGCGTTGAGGTGTACGGGGAGTTCCCCGCTGCCGGCGAAGACCAGTTCATCGCGCCGCGCTTGGTGGACGACGCCGTAAAGCGGCCGGCGTACAAAGACCCGACCGCACCGATTGTGCTGGGCGTGGACCCTGCGCGCAGTGGCGCTGACGCGACCGTGATCGTGGCCCGTCAGGGGCGTGATCTGGTGGCGATTCGGCGGTATCGGGGCGATGACACGATGACCGTGGTGGGGCACGTGATCGACGCCATCGAGGAATTTCGGCCCGCGCTGACGGTGATTGACGAGGGCGGGCTGGGATACGGGATTTTGGACCGCCTGACAGAGCAGCGTTTCAAGGTCAGGGGCGTGAATTTCGGCTGGAAAGCCAAGGCCAGCGTAATGTGGGGCAATAAGCGCGCCGAACTGTGGGGCGCAATGCGTGACTGGCTGAAATCGGCGCACGTACCGGCTGACCGGCAGTTGAAAGCCGATCTGACGGGGCCGAAGACGAAGCCCGACAGCAGCGGAACGGTGTACTTGGAGTCGAAGAAGGACATGAAATCGCGCGGCCTAGCGTCGCCGGACGCTGCCGACGCGCTGGCATGCACGTTTGCGTTCCCGCTGGCGCACAGGGAGTACAATGCCAAGGAGCAGCGCCGCTCGATCAGTGATCGCGGCGTGGTTTCGGCGGGTTGGATGGCTCACTGAGGGCCTCCGGGAGCGGTGATGGCAAAGAAATCCGTGTCTCTGAGCGTCGGCCGGGGCGAAAAACTGCCCACCGAGCGCGGCGCGGGCCTGACGGCCAAAGGACGCGAGCGCTATAACCGCGAAACGGGGTCGAATCTGAAGGCGCCTGCGCCGAATCCGAAGACTGAGGCAGACGCCGCGCGTAAAAAGTCGTTTTGCTCAAGAATGTCTGGCGTGGCCGCGAAAGCCAAGGACGGCGAGCGGGCCAAGGCCGCCATGAAACGCTGGAAGTGCTGACCATGCCGCAAAAAAAACCCGGCGACCCCGGCCTCTACGCCAACATCCACGCCAAGCGCGAGCGCATCGCTGCTGGCAGCGGCGAACGCATGCGCAAACCGGGCTCGGCGGGTGCGCCGACAGCCAAGGCGTTCAAAGAGTCGGCCAAGACGGCTAAAAAAGGCAAATAATGGCCAACAACGCATTAGCACCAAAACCGTTGAATGCGTTGGTTTCGGCGTATCAGCGGTACATTGGTCAACCGGCTGCCCAATTAATTGGCGGCGGGGTGCGTGGTTTTTTGGGGCTAGATGTGCCGTCTTACGCAACTGACTTTGGGCGAGAAGCGTATCGCACGGGCCAAGCTATTGGCAACATGCCAGGGCCAAATGCTCCATCTGGGGCGTTTAAGGCTGCAGCAAAAGTTGCTCCAGAAGCCGCTATGTTTATTGGCGCTCTTGCCAAAACATGGGACCGCGCCTCAAACGCCAAAGCCGTTGAAATGGAGGCGCGTGGCGTTGACCCTCGTGCAATTTGGCGCGAAACTGGAAACTGGCGTGGACCGGACGGACAATGGCGGCAAGAAATAAGCGATGAGGCTGCGCGATACGTTGTTGGCCAACAGGGCGCGCCATCTGTTCAAGTATTGCAGCATCCAGAATTGTCTGCGGCGTATCCTGATGTGATGCAAACGCCGGTTTACACAAACCCGGCGTCTGATGTTTCGTCATTTAAACAAGGCAAAATTAATCTGGGACTAGCTCATCCTGAGTCTGCAAAATCTGTTTTTTTGCATGAATTGCAACATTCAATACAAGAAAAAGAAGGTTTTGCAAAAGGCGGTACGCCAAAAACATCAACAACTGCAATTTCGTCAGTTCTTGATCTTGACCCATTGATTGACGAGTACAGGGATCTTTGGAGGTCTTTGCGAGGGCAAGAAAGGCCCAAAACTCCTATTGGGCTTGCAGCAAAAGAGACTGATATTGAAGACTTTTATGATTCTGTAAAAGAACTAAAAAACCCAGAATTGCGCAAACGCTTTGAAGACATTCTTAACAAAATAGATGTCAAAAGACAAAACGTTTTTGGCGTTGACGAAGGAATTTTCTCTCAGCAACGCAACATAAATGCATATCGCAGGCTTGCTGGAGAGGCCGAGGCTCGGGCTACGCAAGCGCGTATGGGTCTTACGCAACAACAGCGCCGCGAGTTGTTCCCGCTGGAAAGCTACGACGTTCCACTAAACGAACTTGTTATTCGGAGGTAAAATGCCGCTGGTGAAATCCGCGTCCCACGCCGCATTCCGCAAGAACGTGAAGGCTGAAATGCAGGCCGGCAAGCCCCAGAAACAGGCTGTCTCCATCGCGTACAGCGTCAAACGCGAGGCGCAAAAGCCCGCGCCTGCGAAGAAGAAGTAATGGCGTACAACCGCACCTCCGACCCCACCGGCATCGCTGGTGCCCGCGTGGCCGCTGCTGGCGGCAAGCAGGACGCGGATTTTCTGGCCGAGATGCGTCAGCGCATGACGATGGCGCAGGCTGCGGTGTCGAATTCGCGGCAGAACGAACTGGACGACCTGAAGTTCTATGCCGGCAGTTCCGACAATTCATGGCAGTGGCCGCAGGATGTGCTGGCCACCCGCGGCAGCGTGCAGGGCCAGACGATCAATGCTAGGCCGTGCCTGACAATCAACAAGCTGCCGCAGCACGTCAAGTCGGTCACCAACGACCAGCGCCAGAACCGCCCCAGCGGCAAGGTCATTCCTGCTGACGACAAGGCCGATCCGGAGGTCGCGGAGATTTTCGACGGCATCGTGCGGCACATCGAGTACATGTCCGACGCGGACGTTGCTTACGACACGGCCTGCGAGAACCAGGTGACGTTTGGCGAGGGCTACATTCGCATCCTGACGGAGTATTGCGACCCGGACACGTTTGACCAGGACATCCGCATCGGGCGCATCCGCAATTCGTTCAGCGTGTACATGGACCCGCTGATCCAAGATCCGTGCGGTGCTGACGCGCAGTTCTGCTTCATCACGCAAGACCTGACGAAGAAAGAGTACGAGCGCTTGTACCCCAAGGCCGCGCCGGTTTCGACCCTACTGTCGTACAGCGTGGGCGACTCAACGTCGGGGTACTGGCTGAACGAGAACATGGTGCGGATCGCGGAGTACTTCTACATCAAGAAGGAACTCAAGACGCTGCACCTGTACCCGGGCGGCATGACGGCGTTTGAAGACTCGCCAGAGGACCAGCAGATGCGCGCGATGGGCCTGATGCCCATGCGCAGCCGGCAGGCCGAGCAGCAGCGCGTGAAGTGGTGCAAGACCAACGGGTACGAGATCCTCGAGGAGCGCGACTGGGCCGGTAAGTGGATTCCGGTGGTGCGCGTCATCGGCAACGAGTTTGAGGTGGACGGCGAGATCCACATCAGCGGCTTGGTGAGGAATGCCAAGGACGCCCAGCGGATGTACAACTACTGGGTGTCGCAGGAAGCCGAGATGCTGGCTCTGGCGCCCAAGGCCCCGTTTATCGGGTACGGCGGCCAGTTTGAGGGCTACGAACACCAGTGGAAAACCGCCAACACGACCAACTGGCCGTATCTGGAGGTCAATCCTGACGCCACTGACGGCGCCGGCAACTCGTTCCCGCTGCCGCAGCGTGCGCAGCCGCCAATGGCCCAGCAGGGCCTGATTGCCGCCAAGATGGGCGCCTCGGACGATCTGAAGGCCACCACGGGGCAGTACGACAGCAGTCTGGGCGCGACGAGCAACGAGCGCAGCGGCCGAGCCATTCTGGCCCGCGAAAAGCAGTCCGACACAGGCACGTACCACTACGTGGACAATCTGGCCCGTGCGGTGCGCTACGTCACGCGGCAGATCGTGGACCTGATCCCGAAGATCTACGACACGCAACGCATCGCCCGGATCATCGGCGTGGACGGCCAGACTAAGATGGCGCGTCTGGACCCGATGCAGCCCGAGCCGGTGCGCGAGGTCAAAGACCAGTCGGGCGTGGTCATCGCCAAGATCTACAACCCCGGCGTCGGCAAGTACGACGTCGTGGTCACCACGGGTCCGTCGTACCTGACCAAGCGTCAGGAGGCGATGGACGCCATGTCGCAGATTCTTCAGGGCTCGCCGCAACTGTGGGCCGTGGCCGGCGACCTGTTCGTCAAAAACATGGACTGGCCGGGCGCTGACGAGCTTGCTGAGCGCCTGCGCAAGACCATCGACCCGAAGCTGTTGCAGGATCAGGAAGACCCGGCGCTGCAGGCGGCGAACCAGCAGATCCAGGTGCTGACGCAGGAACTGCAGGGCATGATGCAGATGCTCCAGCGCGTGAACCAGTCGATGGAAGCGCAGGAACTGAAGATCAAGGAATACGACGCCGAGACGAAGCGCCTGAGTGTGGTGCAGGCCGGCATGAGGCCCGAGCAGATCCAGGAGATGGTCATTCAGACCATGCGCGATATCATGGCGGTGGGTGACCTGCAGGCTGCGCAGCGCCAGTTCATGCCGATGGCCCCGGCCTCGCCTGGCGGCATGCTGGGTGCGCCGCAAACGATGCCCGAAGGAGCTCCGGTATGAGTTGCGAGACGTTTATCGGCCACCTGTTCCTTGCGCGGGACGTGGCGCACTCTGCGCACCTCAACACGCGCTCGTACGCCAAGCACGTTGCGCTGAACGAGTTCTACGACGGCATCATTGACCTAACAGACAAGTTCGCCGAGGCGTATCAGGGCCGGCACGGGCTGATCGGGCCGATTGAGTTGCAACAGGCCGCCAAGACCAACAGCGTGCTGGAGTTCTTGCAGGATTCGCTGAAGACGCTGGAAGACACGCGCTACGACGTCTGCGACAAGTCCGACACGCCGCTGCAGAACATCATTGACGAGATTGTCGGGCTGTATCTCAGCACCCTGTACAAGCTCAAATTCCTGGCCTGACGGCCCGAAAGGACACTCTGTGGAACTGCTCAAGCCCCTTGACGACGCCGCGTTTGCGGCCCAGACCGCCTCGTACACCGGCACTGCCGGCAGCACCACAGGCTGGCCCGCTGGCCCGCAGGGCGTGGTGGTGTGGTGCACAACCGCGGCTTACGTCCGCGTGGGCGAAGGCGTGACGGCTACGACGTCTGACACGCCGATCCCGGCGAACACGCCAATTCCGTTTGCTGTGCCGGGTGGCACGGGCGCGCCGTGGCGTGTGAGCGCTGTCCAGATTGGCAGCAACGGCACCGTGTACGCCAAGCCGATCAACATTCAGTAACGGGCGCAACATGCCATTCTTTGGCATCCCCATCCGCAACGGGCTTTCCCTTGGTTTGGGAACCGTTGCAGCCCTCGCAACGGACTACGCCAGCCCCAACCCGGGGCCGCCGTGGGTTGTGCTCAGCAGTGCCGGCACGCCGTATTCCGTTGACGAGGAAGTGAAGAACAGCGCCGGCACAAGCTATTACGTTGTTGAGACTGTGTTGTCCAGCAACGGCACCGCCTACGCACCAGTTTGAGGATCAATCATGGCCGCATTTGAAGTCATCGCTCTTGACACTGCAACGCCTCAACTGCGTGCGCCCGGGGCGGCGGACACATACACCTTCCCCCGCGCCGTCGAAATGCCGCTTGGCACCGCCAACGGCGTGCTCTACCTCAACGGCAGCAAGGTGGTGACGAGCGGGAGTGCGCTGACGTTTGATGGGACGCAAACACTTAATCTTTTTGCAACTGGCAATGCTGTTACAAATTTAGAAGGCTCAACAACCAATAATGCCATTCTTCGTTTTAGAAACGGGACGACTGGCGCACTTGCTGGTTTTTATGGCAACAACTCGAAAGAGTTGATTTTTGAGGCAAACGGCACGACAGAACAAATGCGCCTCAACAGCACCGGGCTGGGGATTGGGACGAATAATCCGGGGGCGAAGCTCCATGTTGTCGGTAGCACATACCGACAGAACAGTGTGACCGGATCTTTTGGCTTCACGATAAACACGACCAGCGCCACCACGACTCTTGCCACGCTGTTTGGTGGTTCTTCGTTTGCAATTCAGACAGCGGCTAGCGGCACGAATCAGTTGCTTCTCGACTCCTCCGGCAACCTCGGATTGGGGGTGACTTCTTTTGGCACGTCTGCTGTAAAAGTTATTGGGATTGCCGACGGAACCGCGCCGACTACTTCTCCGGCTGGAATGGGTCAGCTTTATGTTGAAGGTGGGGCTTTGAAATATCGCGGCAGCAGCGGCACCGTCACGACGATTGCGAACGCGTAATTCACCATTTCCGAAAGGACCACACCATGAACATCACTTGGATCATCGAGTGGCTTCGCACCACCCCCACCACCGCAACCCCGCCCGAGTACGTCATCGAATGCGGATGGCGCTGCACGGGCACTGACGGCGCCTACACCGGCACGGTCTACTCCACCTGTTCTTTCACCCAAGCTGCTGAGGCTGACGGCTCGTACACGCCCTACGCCGACCTGACGCAAGACCAAGTGCTGGGTTGGTGCTGGGCCAACGGCGTCAATCAAGCCGCGACCGAAGCTGCGGTGCAGCAACAGATCGAAAACCAGATCAACCCCCCGGTCATCATGCCCCCGCTGCCGTGGGCAACTACCCAAGCCTGACATGAACGACATCAAGATCACCCTGACCGACCTGTCCGTCAACGACGTCAATCTGATCATGGCCGGCCTGGGCAAGCTGCCGCTGGAGGCCGTCGTTGAACTGTGGTCGCGTCTGAAACAACAGGGTGAGGCGCAAATCAAAGATGCGCAGCAATCTGACAAACCTGCGTGATATAGTCGCGCCGAAACCTTACCGGCCAGGCTGACCGGGGATTCTTCGGAATCACATGGACGATACCCAACCTCTCGTAACGGACGCTCAGCCTGCACCGGCTGATATTTCCGTGACGGCACCCGACGCGACGGCGGCGTCGGACTCTGCTGCGCAAGAACAGCCGGCCAAGTCTTTCTCGCAAGAGGAAGTTGATGCGCTGATCGCAAAACGGCTTGCGA